ATCCTGCAATATATGCAACCGCATCTAACATTGTATCATCTTTAAGATTATAAGCCATTCTTGATACTTTTAATGCAACCATACACTTATAAAAGTCTTCAGTTGTGATTTCTTTATTACATAATTCACTTGCAACTTTTGCCGCCTTACCCATACTTTCATCTAATGGTCCATACTGTCTTTCTTTTTCTTCACTTCGTTGGTTAATGATTTCATCAGCCCTTACTAAGATACTTCTTTGTTTCATTTGTTTTTTTTTATTTAGTTAAATTATTTAATTGTTCAAGTTCAAGATAGGTAAATCCTTCACAATACGGTCCAATTGTATTGTCCCATTCATATTCAGTCAATCGATCTGAACCTTTAATGTATGATTTTTTTCTAAGATCCAGGATGTCGATAACATCCCATTCTTGTAAAGTCGAGGTCTCCCCTGATAATAATACTCCCATGATTATTTGTTTTTTTATAAATATAGAGGAAATAAATAAAAGAGTAAAATTTCTCAAAATCTTTTTTTTATTTATTTAACTTTTCCTTCAAACCAACATATTTATTGTATATGGGGTCTTAACAGAGTTTCAATCCCCGACTTATATCAATGATGAGTTAAATGAAAGTTTAAAGTTCTATGTATTAAACGTTTGTTGTTTAAGTAGGGAATAAGATCCTGAGAGGTTCCAACAAATGAAAATATAGTATCAACAAAAGTGGATGAATGTTTTAGAGGTTAACAACATCCGACAAAGAAACTAGTAATTAAATTGATACTCCCTTAGGATATGGGGACATACAGTAGAGCACTGATATTACGAATTGATTTATAAAGTAATTGACTATTTGAGGAAGGTGAGTTTTCTTTGGATATAGAACCTCCCATACATATAGGTTAAAAGAATATATGAAAATAATGTAAAAAAGATTATTTAGTATCATTAGTATTACGTATCTTTGTTGAAACAAACAACAAATATGAAAGATTTACACAAATTAACTAAAGAAGAATTAGGTATTCTTATTAACAAATTAGAAGGTGATATGAAAAAATTTGTTGATATTAAAGACATGAAGAAAATGCATAATACCAATAAGACACTTGGAACATTAATTTCACTTTATATGAAGAAATAATTTTTTTAATTCAAATAACTTACGTATCTTTACCACTCATTATTAAAACAACAACAAAATGAAAACTACAATTTTAGGAGTAAATGAAATCAATTATCTTGAATACACTTATTGTGAAACTATTGATGAAAATTTAATGTATGTTCAAATTGATGCACAATCTGATAGAAAAAAAACATCACAAGAATTTGTATTGTTATTTTCGAAAGAACAAATAGTTGAGATCTATAAAACTATGATGAAACAAGAAAAAACTAATTCTCAATTTTTAAAATAATAGTTATGAATAATACATTACAAGAACCAAGAAAAATGACTTTGGAACATAGATTAATGTTGCAATGTAGTGAAGTGAATTGTATGACTGATTTGTTTCTTATTATACAAAACGAAGGTTTAGATCAGTATGAACAAAAAGATATTATGAAAGCCTTTAGATGGGCATGGGAAATAACAGAATTTTTATATCCACATAAAGATTTCTTAAAAACACTTTTACCTATAATGAAACCTTTCAATCATTTCTTTATGACCTCCGCAGAAAAACAAACATTAGATAAATTACCTAATAAAGTATGGATATACAGAGGTGGTAGTGATAAAGATGGTTTGTCATGGACTTTAAGTAAAACCCAGGCTAATTGGTTTAAAGAAAGAAATGAACACTATACAGGAGAACCTATGGAAGTATTTTCAAAACAAATACATAAGAATAGAATATTTGCATATGTTAATGGTCGAGAAGAAAAAGAAATAATTTTATTGTAAAATAATTTATTTAATTCAAATAGTTTACGTATCTTTACAACTCATATTAAAACAAATAAAAATGAACTACAAAATTCAAGCCGGATTAAACATTCAATTACATAATAGTGTAATTACAGTCTATCACCCTGATGGAACCATCTTATTATCTTGGGAAGCCACCAAACATGATTGGGATAAAATATGGTATACATTACAAAAATGTCATGATATGGCAAGTCTCAAAGAAAAAGCCATTCTAGATATGCATAATAGAATTGATAATATGAGTAGTGAAGAAATATTAAATCTTGCAAACTTATTAAATGTTAAATAATATGATTACAGAAAAACAAATGGAGGTATTACAATATCTTTATAACAATGGTAAAGTTGATGTAGTAATTACACCAAGGATTATAAAACAAAATGATAGTCTATATGAAAGAATATGGAAACTTGAACTATTAAATTGTATTACGGTTAAACGTAGACTTGGTATGGCATCATTACACACCATAACTGATTATGGTTGTTGTGTTGTTCAAGATAAATTAAAAAAATAATTTTTAAAATGCGAACAAATTACTTATCTTCGGAGGATTACGATCTTATGTTGGATGGTGAATACGAACAATGGTTATCAAATCAAAATAAAAAATATAAACAAATGATAGAAACAGTTAATTTTGTAGTAAGGTTTTTGGTTAGAGGTATAACCACAGAAGACATTTATAACGATTTTAAGGCCGATTATTTTGAAGACATAGAAAGTGCCAACGAAAGTGATTTTGAGACGGTATTGGGCTTCTATGAGGCAATGGAGGATGATATTCTTGAGAAGAGAAGAATGTTCTTAGTAAGTTGTGATTATAGTCCAAGTGAAAGTCTTGAAGATGCATGGAACAATGAGGTTGCAGATTTTTATTCTGATTTATATTTCAATTAAAAACAAATTATATGTTAATAACATTATCAATTATACAAGGGTTAAATCAAGAAAGTTTTAACTACGACATCTATACCATTAATTTTTATTATTACATGGATAGAATGTGGGTTGAAGTAAATGATGATCTGACAAACGAAACCTTATTTGAAGGACAAATAACCAATGCGGAAGAATTAAACAATTTATGCCATGAGGTTAATAATATATGTGATTTAAATCCTATGGAATTCCTTGGTATTATTGTTGCAAGACTAATTAAAAAAGAAATAAAATAATTTTTATAATTCAAAACAATTACGTATCTTTGTTGAAACAAACAAATAAAAATAAACAATATGGAACATTATCAGTATGTCGCAAACGAACAATGGTTTACTCAAGTTATTAAAAACTTAACTCCAAATGGTATTTGGGGCTGGCCTAATGAAAATGAATACTATCAATTGGTTAATGGTAAATTAAAACCATTTACCAAACGTGGTGAAAAACTTTTAAAAAAGATTGTAAGAAAAGAATTTTATAACAATAATTGTGTATCTTTGTAAAAACAAACAATATGAAAACATTTACCGAACTTTACATGGAATTAGTATCTCACCCTGAATTTATTCACGGTCAAATTATTGATAAAGAAATGATTGTAGATGAATTATTTGAATTAATTCAAGATGCAGTTGATAGTGATTTACCTATTATTGAAACCGAAAAATTATGTGAAAAATGGTTTGAAGAACATAAAATTGATATAAAAAGAAATTTCAATAAATATTTTGAAATGGATGGTGATTATTACTTATCTGTTGATATCAAACCTTGGTTAATTAAAAACAATATTTTATAATTTAAAAACAAATAACATGAGTTATAAACCAACAATATATCGTTTCCCAACTGAAGAATATGTTCTTGAGTTAATGAAACAAAATAATATACCATTAAATAAATATAATATTGTATTTGATTTTATTAGTGAAACACCTGAAGACGGAACTACTGACTTAGAGATTATTGAAGAATTTAAAGAACAATTATAAAAACAAATAACATGAGTAATAAAAAACAATATATCAATTTTGAATATGATAACTTTGATGCAAATCCAATTACATTCAAGTTATATGAACTAAAAATATTACATAATATGTTGGTTGAAAGTCTTGAAAAGTTTCCTGACTATCCACAAGATGTTATAATACTTAATAAAATTGCTGAAGAAATTTATAGGACAGATCCTATACCTGCAAATGTTGAAGACTATATTAATTGCAGTGATGACGATTTACCATTCTAGTCTCTCTTGATGTTGTTTTAATAATAAAGAAACCCTCTCCTTATAGTTATACGTTTTCTATTTGGAAGAGGGTTTTTTAGTATCTTGGTAGTCTACTAGGCATTTTTGGCTTTGATATACCCACAAATCTTATTTGCACTTTCTTCATCATAACCTTTATCTAGTTGATCGGCGATGCATTCATCCCATGGATAATCTGCTAATAATACGGGTTCTTCAATTAAGTTATCATCTTCAGACAAACTTACTGATGAAGTAGAACCAACACTTGGATTAGTTCCACCTGCAGGTTGATTTACAACTTTTGTTGAACAAGTTGCATAAGCCGTTCTATAATCTGCCCCCTTGGCTTTTTCATTTGCAATACATTCTCCTAATGCACTATCTTCTGGCACCTCTGCAAAGTCTTCCATCTTATTCCAATACTTATAAAATGAATTAAATCCATGCATACAGGAATTTAAACGTTCTCTCATATTTGGATATTGTAATCTCATTCGATTGTTCTTTGAACATCTTTCAAGATACTTACCTCTATTTTCATTCTTTAATGGTTTAAGAACAAATACTTCTTCTGTATTACTCATATTATATTGATTTTCCGTATCCTCTTAAGATTTTATTTTCTTCATGTAATTCATCAATCTTTTTTTCTAGATCTTGTATTTTAAGATTTAGATTAACAATTTCATCTTTTAAGTTTTCACATAAAGTTTGATATACACCCATTGCCAATTCCAAATTTTTTAAAATTTGATTATCGGTTTGTGCATTTGACATTCTTTTTGAAACCAAAAAAGATGCAACACCTGTTAAGGCATTTGATAATATTAAAATTAAATTTTCATTCATAATTAAATCCCACAACAATAAAACGTTGGGTCTCCATAAATAACCATTCCTCTTGGTATACCACTGCCACCATATCTATTACCATTTGCAAGATGAATTCCACTAAAGTAATTGACACCAAGATGTGGTTGTAATCCGTTCTTTGTTGTCCATTGAAATATACTTGGGTAAAGATTTGAATTGAATATGATTTGATCTATCATTCTTTGCTCAAAGAATTGACTTCTATCGTCAGCCCTTTGTTGCATGTATTGCATATCCTTAATTGAAACAGTTTGTTCAGATCCGTTCACTATCCCATTATTTTTAAGCCGCATAAAAATCGAAGGGAGTGCCTCCGAATAAGCGGCCCATATAAGACAGGGTTGAACAAAATAAACTAAGAAATCATAATCAACTTGTGATAAATTATTATTGATAACACCATTTAATAATTCCTGATAATAGCGGCCTCCGATGATATACTCGATAACTTTTTGTTGACTAACCGCAATAAACGGCAACAATATGGAAGAGGAAACGTTGGGGTCAATATCACTGAAATTTTTTAATTTCTGTTCGGATATGAGCAACACATCCTGAGGTATTTGGCCTGGTTGTAAAGACATAATTAGTTTATTGTTTCTTGTTTATCTTCTCCCACAATTTCTTTTTTATTTACATCAACTGTTTCAATTGGTGCGGCATCTGGCAATGACACCATTACAAATTGTTTGATATCAATTTCAGTTGGTGCTCCACCATCACGTAATGAAATTAATTTTTCGAAGACGGCTTTAATTTCCGATTGGATCGGACGAATTACAAGGTTTTGAAAATGGTCTTGGGCTTCGAGATGATCTGAACTTCCCAATGCTCCAGGCACTTGTATACCAAGTAATTCAGGAGAACTAATCTGATGAGATGTTAAAATTGTTTCTTGAACCATTTGATTGAGTTCAACCCACATTTTATCACTTGAGTTTGATGTAATTGGTGTAATCTCTGGTGCATTATCTTTACTATCACTAAAGGTTAAAAATAATTTTCCACTTTGATTTGATCCGCCATATTTTGCATTTAAATTATTATAAATCTGCTCTCGTTCTTCTGGACCTGGGATGCCCGTATTCAAAGAAATAAATAAAGACGGGGAAAGTCCATTACAAATATTGTTAAAATGCCAATTAAATATTTCAACTTGTGTGGAAATCGCAGTCGCACCTCCCCAATATGACGGGGTGGCATAGTATGAATTCCCACAACTATGTGTGGTGTAGTAAAAAATTTGCGAGTGTTCTTCATGATTTGGATTAAATGCAGGAAGTCTTCTTGGTGGGAATTTCTTAGGGAAGGCCCAGTCAGGGCAGTAATAAAAATTATTTATTCTATCACTCATGTCAGATTTTTCTGCTCTTAATTTTGATGTATCAATATAATACATTTCAAATCCTTGTTCCCTATCTTTTCTCCACACTATATTTAATG